CTCGATATGATTGGCGAAAACGATCCAGCAGCCAATGCAGAACAGCAGGAAGGCGCAGGCGTCGAGCAAGCGTTGCAGATGAAATTGCAGATCGAACAGCAAGAGGCGCAGATCAAACAACAAGAAGTGCAACAGAAGATGCAGATTGAACAAGCGAAGATGACGCTTGAATCGCAAAGTAAGCAAGCTGAGCTGTCAATGGAAGAAAGAGATTTAGGCTTGCGGGAACGTGAACTTGCGTTAAAAGAATTTGAGGCGCAAAAGCCAGAGCCGAATCCCGAAAGCAAAATTCAGGCTGATGTGATGTTAGCACGTGAAAAAATGCAGTTTGAGGCGATGGAAGCCGACAAACAGCGCCAAGTAGAGCTGGCTAAGACGATTATGGCGGAATTTAGCGCGGGAGAGGGAACGCTGACAGATCCCGAGCAAGCGCTCAATCGAGCAGCGGAAATTATGGAACGGATTAAATCTGTGGTGTCTGCGACTAATTTGCCACTGGCAGAAACAACAATGCTGGTTGCTGGCGAGCCAGAGGTTACCGAAACCACGATCGTTGTTGATGATACCGGCCCGATGTTGCAATAATGCGACTATGAGCGCATACAAAGACAACTATGACGCCATTCAGTGGGATCGTTCTGGATACTCAACAGCAGAGCATGTGCGGAAAAAACGAGTCGATGGGCCGTATGTACAGGGCGATTATGCGGCGTATGAATGCCCGATTACGGGTGACATTATCGACGGGAAAAAAGCGCACGCAAAGAATTTAGAGAAGCACGGTTGCCGCGTCCATGAAAAAGGCGAATTTGAAGACGTTAAACGGCATGGCCGTCAGCGTTATGAGGCGGAATTAGATCGTGCTATTGATCGCGCTGCACTCGATGCGGCTCGCGAAATCGATTATTGAATTAGGAGGCAGTTATGGCAGACGATGCAGTAATAGGCGCAGAACAATCAGAGCAGCCAGAGCAATCGGTTGGTGATTTCATCGCTGAACTGTATGACGAAGATGCGTCCACCGAAACTGTCCAAGATACTTCGGATCGTGCGGAAATTGCCGCACCCGTAGAGGCTGAGCAATCAGCAGAACCCGTCGAAGCCGAATCGGCATCGACAGAAGTCCGACAAGAGGAAGCTGAACCCGCAGACGCGGCCATTACAGCGCCACAATCAATGTCGGCAGAAGATCGTGAAGCATTTTACACTTTGCCGCCTGAGGCTCAAAAATGGGTATCAGATCGCGACAAAGAGCAACAGGCTGATTACACGAAAAAAACCATGGAAGTTGCGGAGCATAGGAAATATTACGAAGATCTCGACAGAGTAGCCGCCTCAAGACGTGAACAATTTGCCATGAACGGTATGAATGTAGCCCAGGGTTTCGAGCAGCTACTTTCTTTATCTGATTATGCGCAAAGAGATCCGATTGGGTTCGCGAGCTATTTGCTCGAAAGTCGCGGATTATCCTTAGCCGATGTAGCTAACCAACAACAGGCTGGGGGACAAGCCCCTAGCGATCCTCAAATTGTTGATTTGCAGCAGCGTTTAGCCGCTCAAGAAAATCATCTTGCACAACAGAATCAGCAACAATTACAGCAGCAAGGCCAAGTAGTAACCGGCGTCATAAACGATTTTGCTTCAAAGCATCCGTTTTATGAGGAACTCCATGATGACATGGTCCCTATCGTCGTTACATTGAAAGAAAGTAAACCTGGACTGTCGCACGATCAATATCTTGACATGGCGTACAAAATGGCCGCAGCGGCCAACGAAAGTGTGTCTAACAAGATGGAAATTGATCGCCAAGCGCAGGCGAACGCGGAACGCGTCGCCAAGGCAAAAGAGAATGCCGCAAACGCTCGACGCGCAGGGGGTACTAACATTCAATCTACTGGCACATTGCCGCCGACTGTCGCTCATTCAAAAAATGTAGATGATTTTATTGGAGCACTAGTAGACGAACGCATCTCAGCTTAGATAAATAAGGTGGATAATCATGCCAGCTAATAGTAGCTTTACAGAAATATCGGCGATCACATATCGTCACTTCAAGAACAAGTACGTTACGGATAACGTATCTAACCACACCGCTTTGCACCAGCGACTAACCGAAAAGGATCGGGTGGATTTAATATCCGGTGGCTTGGAGATTCAGGTCCCGCTCGATTATGCGGAGAATGGCACCTACCAAAGGTACAGCGGATATGACACGCTAGACATCGCGCAGTCGGAAGTGTTTACCGCTGCGAACTTTTCGTGGAAACAGGTTGCGATTAACGTCGTCGCCAGTGGACTCGAGGTTCGTCAGAATGCCGGTAAGGAAGGCGTTATCAAGCTCGTTAAAAACAAGCTGAAAAACGCGATGAAGACTGCCGGTAACAACTTTTCAAGTGATATGTACTCGGATGGCACCGCAGCGAACCAGATCAACGGTTTGCAAGCGCTAGTCTCTGATGCAGGCACCGGAACGGTTGGCGGTATCAACTCCTCAACATATACGTTTTGGAAGTCAGGATTGCAGTCGGCAGCCTCGCCAATTCAAGGCGGCGGTGGTATCACGCCATCTGCAACAACCATTGAGAGCTTGATGCTCCCGCTTTGGTTGCAACTGACTCGTAACAATGACCAACCTGATTTGATTGTGATGGATGACACGTATTTTACGTTCTTCGACAACAGCCAAACCAGTATTCAGCGTTACACCAACACGACAGATCTGAAAACCGGCACGACTTCGCTTAAATACAAAGGCGCAGACGTGGTATATGACAGTCTGGCAGCGGGTATGCCCGATCAACACGCATACTTCTTGAATACCGATTACATCGGCGTTTGCGCTCATCGAGATGCAAACTGGACGGAAGTCCCCGAAAAATCATCGGTGAATCAGGACGCCGAAGTACTGCCGATTATCTGGCAGGGCAATATGACTGTGAGCAATCGTTCGCTTCAGGGCGTAATGAAGGCTTAACCGGCAATAATCAGATCAGGAGGAAATTATGTCTGACTATCAAATCGTTAACCCCATTGTCGGTATGCAAAATATCGCCGACACCTCGACAACTCAGAACCAGCCGCTGGGAACTATTGTTCAAGCGAACGATGTCGCTTCAACGGCTTATGGTTCGGGGATGTTTATCTATCTCGCGGGCGTCGCATCAACAGTGCTTGGCTCATGGGTAACCTTTAATCAAGACGACAACACCACAGCGCTGTTAGCGGCTAACGCCATCGGCCCTGTCGGCATCGCTATGTCAATTAATGTTGCCAGTCAGTACGGCTGGTATCAGATTTATGGCAAAGGTGTCGGCAAGTGTCTCGCTAGTTACGTCGATAACGGACTCGTTTATGCGACTTCTACGGCAGGCAGCATTGATGATGCTGTTGTTTCTGGCGACCGAGTGAAGTTAGCTATCGGCGCGTCGGCAATCGGTACACCATCATCGGGCCTTGCCGAGTTTGAGATCCAATATCCATTCATGGATGACGGAAGCGCTGCTTAATTAGGCCCTAAGCAGTCCCATTGTGAGCGCCCTGCTTTTGGGGCGCTCATCTTTTTAATCTGCGGAGGCTTTTATGGTAGATATAAGACCGGGCGACAACGAAGAGCGGCCCTGTTATATCGAGTTCGAACTTCGAGCTGATGAAGACAGAAACGCATCGATTGAGGCCGGAATGCCGGTATACAAAGATGTCGAGTATGCGAAATTGACGCCAGCAGGCAGTCAAGGCACGCTCGTTTCCGAAAAAGTTGTTACAGAACAGCTTCTCAACGAGTGGCGCAATGGCAACAGGCGCGGTGATCGGCCAATCCCTTACTATCTGCAAGCATACGACGCTTGGAAACAAGGGCTAGAAATGCCGGTGAATGGTTCTGATGTGCGACATTGGCCGGGTGTGACGCCCGCGCAATTGAAAACGTGCCAAGAAGCAGGCATTAAAACAGTAGAAGATTTAGCCAATTCAAACGCAGACGGCATTCGGCGTTTGGGCATGGGCGGCCTCGCGCTTGTTAAAAAAGCCAAAATATATTTGGAAAACGCCGGAACCAATAAAGCCGCAGAGCAAATTTCCGCGCTGGAACTGAAAATTGAAGCGATGGAAAGCCTAGTGAAGATGCAAAGCGAGCAAATAACCGAACTGCAAGACGACTTAGATTCGCGTCCCGCAAAACGTGGCAGGCCGAAAAAAGAGGCAGCATGAGCCTTCTAACGATTGTTCAAAATGTGTGCGATACGATCGGCTTGGCGCAGCCATCGGCAGTTATCGGCTCGACAGATCAAAACATCATTGCATTGCAGGCAATGGCTAATACCGAAGGGCGGGAATTGTTGGACAGATTTTCGTGGCCTGCTACGCAATTAGAAGTTACGCACACCTCATTAGCCGCCGAGCTGCAAGGCGTGATGACGACGCTCGCCCCAGGATTTAGCTATATCACCAGCTCGACATTTTGGGATCGAACACTAACGCAACCCGTTCGAGGGCCATTATCGCCAATCGAA